CACTGCTCATAGTATATTTTAGTCTTGTAACATGTTTAGTATAGTATTGTTCTATTTTTGGGGTATAAATTTGGCCTTATAGGTTCATATTGGCTATGGTTTATATGAATATATGATCATATGATATGTGTGTTATGTATTGTTTATATAGGTAGTTATGTCTATCTTTCTACCCCCGATTAGTCGTCTTGCAACAAATAGTCTATGTAGGCCTGTAGTTGGCTGACCAACTCATCATTGGCCTCCATATAATCTCTCATCTCTTGAGTTAAATCCTGAGTCTTTAATTCATCCTCTGCTCTTCTTAACCTCAATAAAATATCTGCTATATCATTCTTATCCATTACGATAACCTATTCCCTTTCTTCTTACCCTTTAGTTTATACTCTGAAGGCTTCTCACCCTTAGTACCCTTATAGGTAGCATTAATATTAAACCTATTAAAGTACAGATCTCGTCTGGCTTCCCACTCAAGCCTTTCCCAATCAATACTATCTTTATCTAAATCATCATTCATAATCTTCTATCTCCGCTATCTTCTCATCCAAATACTGGTTAAAAATTTCAATCGCAGCGTTGGCAAACTTGACCTTATGTTTATTATTAGGATCTATTTCATTAATCCTTGCCAACAATTTCGATTGAATACTAGACATCCTTACTACCCTTCAACCAATAAGGAACACCATCTTCATCAATATCAGAACCAATACCAGATAAGATTTCCTCATTGTCTTTTACATACCTTTTAATATAGGAAGCAAAGTCTTCATCTGCTACATCTCTTTCTACCCTGTTAGTTCTCAGGATATCTTGGATGTCTTCAGGGCTTTTATCTGGCTGATGAAACTCTACCATGCCATACCCTTATTGTAAAAGATTTTGGGCGAAGGAATCGAACCTACATTTTTGATGTCGGAAATCAGTGTCCTTCCATTGGACGAGCCCAAACTTATGTTTACCATAGATATCTCATTACCTTCCAACGCTGATACTCTTTAACACAAACATAAACCACTTGCAATGTTGATAATACCGCTATGTAATATATCATTAAATACCCCCAAATAGTGAAGCAATAAAGTTTTTAACCCTAGTAGTCAAAGTTGTTACAGTTTCATAAAAAGCATTACGATACTCTTCTACCTGCTCTGGGTCAGCATTACAAGTATCACAAGGAGTAAAGACTGACTCAACATCAGTATCAATGTTGGATTGAAGTTGATCCACTGACTCATAGAAGAAAGAAGTTCCACCGTTCCATTGTTCGTATTGAACTTTAACTGGAACTACAACATCTTGAGAACTTTCTTTAGTTAACTCCACAACAGCAGTTTGATTATTAACTGCTTTTGTTTTTAACTTAGTTTTAGTTTGAACACCAGTAAACAAATCCTTACCATCACTAGCAGTCTGAGATGGCGTAACAACCATAACCTGCTCTACATCCCCATCATCAGTAGAATAGTTATTAGTCATTTCAAAGGTTTGATCTTCTGGCTTATAAGTTACATTCTCACCATGCCAACCAGCAACGTTGCCATCATCTGTAGCCTTAGTTTGAAACTTTAAACTACAATTAGTGCAACCCATGTATTCACCAGGAAGAACTCCACCCCATGAACCAGTTGATCCACATACAGACTCCGTGCACACAATTACCCCATGCACTTGATTAGTTTCTGGATTAACTACAGCCCAACCACCAACCTCTTCTTCGGCTATAGCAGGAGAAGCAAAGGCAACAGTTAATATTAAACTAAGTAATAATTTCTTCATTCTGTTATCTCTGCTTTAAACACTGCTTCTTCTTCACACTCTGGATGTGTAATAACCCCATGCTCAGCACTATCTTCCAAGGCAGCAGTCACACAATCATCAAAAGTGGCATAAATCTTACTAACATCAGTTACTGGAATGTCTATAAAGACTTCAGAACCAACATTACGCCAATCAGATTCATGACCTTCAACATATGAAAACCCACCTTTAGGGTTCTTTCTTACAACAAAATAATTATTTAACGACATAATTAATCCTCAACCCCAGTCTTTCGTCCACCATCTATATAGTTCATATTATTGTTTATAATATTTACAATACTTTTGCGTATACTCTTAAACACAGCACTATCTTCGTCTTGTGCTTCTAGACTACGAAATACACCATTGATCTCTTCAATCATATTAATTACATCTTCTCGATCTAACACTTCTTTACTCACATTACCACCTTTTCCTATTAATGTGCTTTCCTTTGTTCTTGTAATCCATTATAGTAATTGTTATAGCATATGTCAATAGGCAAAAACTTATAAATACTAGCCCACACTCTATGGGACTTAGATATGTGGGCAGTATATACATATTCGCCGAACCTTACAGCCAATCTTTATTTAATTTATCAGCAGGAATAATTTTATATCCCTTGCGATATTCGCCGATCTCAAAACCTTTATCGGCTTCAATCCAGCCTAATAATTCTACAGTTTTATATTCAGAGTCAAGAAGTCTTGCTCCCCATAAAATAAGATTACGATTCAAATCTTTTTCTCGAACTGCTGGACCACTTTGTGTACGAACTCTGCGTACCTCAATATTTGTTCCAACATCAGCCTTACCTTTATGTAGACTATGTGATTCCTTTGTCCATACGTGACCAGACCAATACTGGTTAACGTGTTTAGCAACTGCTAATTCGCAAATTGCTGCTGCTGGCTGAGCATTACGATCTTCTTCCATTTTACTTTTATCATAATATGCAGCATCTTTTTTTGTCCAGTTCTCTGTGAACCTTCTAATGCCTACTTGATAGGCATGCTCGTACTCCCACGCTTCTAGCGTAACTATCATTCAGTTATTTCCTTCCATAAGACATATCCAGGTAGATATGAATTTTCTATATTCGTACCAGTATATACCTTACCAGTTTCATTGTCAATAAGATTATATTTCCAAGGACACTTTGTTATTACCGACAAATGTACTGCTGAATCTAACTCTTCTACTGTTGTTCCATCTTTTAAATGTCTAGGCATCTTTTTCTAATCCTAATTCTTTTAAGAATCTATATTTAGGCATAGCACCTTTAACAAAAGATAAGATCTCTCCATCATCTTTAATCAGTATATATGTTGGCACTGTTTGGATATTATAATTAGTTACCATACCCGCATCTTCATCAACATTTATTCTAACTACTTCTAGATCTGGATAATCTTTTTCTATTTCATCAATGATTGGGTTCATTAACTTACATGGATTACACCATGGTGCCCAAAAATCTAATAACTGCATAACTACCTCCTTTTAACTGCGTACCTCTAACGGAATTCGAATCCGTGCTGCCGCCGTGAAAGGGCGGTGTCCTAGGCCACTAGACGATAGAGGCTTGTGTATCTTTTACTACACTATGACCACAAGATGTACAATCACCATAAGTCTTTCCAGTAAATGGACAAGATGCATACTGATATGTATGACCATCAAGTCTACATCCAGCAGCATTCCATGGCACATACTCTGTTAGATAATCATACAATCTTTTTAATAGTTTCATAATAAGTTATTCTTAATCTCTTTCATAATCATTTCTTTCATTCTACTATTCTTAAATCTTTCATACCTTTTTACTAAAGGAACTTTTTTATCCCAATTAGGAGATGTTGATGTTGCTAAGAGATATCCAGTTAACTTCTCATTAACCTCAAATCTTTTTAATACCACTTTTTTATCTGTTTGAAAATGAACATATGCTAAATGCTCTCCCTCTTCAGCCTTAAACTCTTTTACATTCTTCCATAAATTAAACTCAAGGTTAAAAGATCTAAACCATTTACCTATATCAAATGATCCAGGAGTGATAGTTCCATAATTCATGTGAGGTGCTCTTGTAGCAAAGGGTGAAGATATTCCAATGTTCAAAGAATCTGATTCAGCAAAAAATACCCAATTTAATCCAAGAACAAACATAGAACTATCAGTAATAGAACTTATATGATCCACTCTACTCATTACGCTAGTTTCAGATATTGCATGAACGTGTCCCTCATTAACTTCTAAATGTGTAGTAACAGGATTTTTTAAAGTATAAATATTTTTAGTAAAGTTTTGCATTGCTGGACAATTAAACATTGTAACTAATTCAGCCTTATTTCTATCTTTTGCTAAAATTTTATACAACTGTTCTGGATCTTCATAAAGTAAACTCCAATCAACTGGATCATCATTATGGTTAGTTCTTTTAAAGAATGGTGCCCAATAAACTACTTCTTCTTTCTCAGCCATTATCATCCTCAAATAAACTTACCTGTCCTTTTGGCAATTCAATATTATCTTCCCATATTCTAAATACTGTCATGCATGGATCATTTCCATCTTCCCATTCTTTTTGCTCTTCCTCTGTCATGTATCCAGTATCATGAGTATCGCAAAATGGTTCTGATATCCATTTATTAGCAATACCTAAGTCACGCCACTCAAAGAAATCAATCCTTGCTTTATACTCTGCAATGATTGTTGCTTTTTGCGTATCCCACTGTGACCAGTCAGGCATTGTCATGCTAGTGTTTCCCACTTATCTTCTGGAACAATTTTAAATCCTTCACTTCTTTCTAGTACCAAAACGCTTGCATTAAATAATCCAAAATGATCTTCTAGATTTTTAATAACACTTTCAACAGGTAGCGTTGAGCATGTGTACAAATCAAATTGCATAAATGCTGGATCTGTTTCATCCCAAACGTGCATTGCAATATGAGATGTTTCAATCATTACTGCAGCAGTAAGTCCACGATTTCCTTCTTTAGTTACATAAGAAGCAAAAGGTCCTTGAATTGTTTTCATACCAATTGAATCTACTAACTGTTGCATCCAAGCAATAGTTTGTTTTTCATCAGTTGGTGGGAGAAGAGTGTATCCATTAATTAATACGTGATTATGAAGGGCCATACTAATCCAATCTACTAGACATCTATAATACCAAAAAGCAGGGCTGTTGTCAACCCTGCTCCTTGTCTTTTCCCTACTAAAGGAAAGTCTGTACTACTATTTTACTATAATTTCTTTAGGTTGTAAATGCTTTGGTACATATTTTTTTACTCTTACTTTGAGTAATCCATTATCTACCTCGGCTTCTTCAACTTCAACATGTTCACCTAGAGCGAATGTTGATGTGAATGAACGTGTAGCAATACCTTTATGTAGATATTCTTTACCTTCAGTTTCATCATCTGACATCATTCCAGAGATGTTTAGTTTGCCATTGTTTACAGTTACCTTGATATCCTTTTTATCAAAACCAGCGATAGCGAATTCTAACTCGAATTCGTTTTCATCTAACTTTTTGATATTGTAAGGTGGGTAATTAGAGATGTGCTTGTTGAGATCATTTCTCAATCCAAGCAACTTGTTGAACGAGTCATCGAATCCTAAGAAAAAGGGTTCGAGTTGCATTGTTCGTAGCAATGAGCCTACCATATTTTCCTCCTTTATAGCGAGTATTATTACCCCCCATTTGGCAGGGTAACTATAATATTATACCAGTCTATCTGGAATTTGTCTATCTTCTACCGAGAGAAGTTGTCCATGATGGTGTGCCTGTATATCTTTTCTAACCCAAGTCATTCCATAGGAGTCTTCTAGATTATTAACTCCTTCTCTTCTTAACAGCCTTTCAGCCATAGATTGGAATGTTGGATCATCACTTAAGTTTAAATAAGAATTATGATACCAAGGTAGATCATAGAATGCTGGAGCATTTACCAAAAGCATTCCCGCTGTTGTCCAATGTTCTTGTATTGGTGGTTCACTGCTAATTATTTTTCCATTTAATCCATATTCTGGAACATTTACACCGACCAATGGTCTATCTATTTCTAACAGTTTTTCAATAATTTCAGAGTTTAATGATATGTCTGAATCTACATATAAAACTGCTTGATAATTTACTACCCCTAAATTTTGCTCAGTACAATCTTCACCCCAGTGATGTCCGCTAGTTATTCTAAATCTTTGTGCAAACTCTCTAATTAGATTACGACCAGTTTCAATCCTTATCCATCTATTATGAGAAGTTACTTTTGGTTGCATATCATTTATTGTATAAGTCCAATAATCTCCATTAACTTCTTTTAGTGCTGCAATTACAGATTGAAATGGTTCTAAACCTCTTTCATCAAGTTCAAATGCTGCAAACCATTTAGCATTTGGAAACTTTTGCATAATATTAATTCTGTCTTGAATCCATGTCATGTGCTCATTCCTATCACATTTCCAAGCAACCAGTGGAGTTCCTATAACAAAATGCTTTTCATAATCAATTGGTTTTAGCATGGCTATCCTTTATTTCTTCTATATAGTCTGAGCATATTCCAAAGTATCCTAGATCTTTAATATACTTTGTACCCTGATTTTTTTCTGGCAATACAAGAATAGAACAATCAGAAATCTTTGGAGTTCCAGGATATCCCCAAACAAAGCCAAGGCTAGTCATAGTATAGTCATCCATGTTATGAAAGAAACAATGTAAATCATTTTCTATACAAGTTTCTAAAGACCTATAATCTTTACAATGAATCCAAAGTTTATCTTTTCTTTCCTTTAACCATTCTAAATCTACAAAATGATCTGGATCATCATGACCTAAATACAATTGTCCAAGGTTAGTTCTTAAATCTATTTCTACTTCATACCCTGCAAAAATGGCTGCATCAATATAAAATGGGTTATTCTCATCTCTTGATACTGGACCATTTAAATTGCCTCGGTGTGATATGTATTTCATTTTTCAGTCTGAACCCAAATCCATTGACGATGATTGTCTCCAGGGCCAGTTGGTCTAAGATCAGATTTATAATTTTTAAAACCTATCTTATTAATTAAATCATCTTTTAATTCTTCTTCATCAGTAATGCTTACATCTGCATGACCGTTTGTACTTGCTGCTTCGTAAACATTGTCATAATATTTTGCGGTAGGAATTCCTTCTTTACCACCATATCCCATTTGGAAACAAAGTTTTCCACCTGGTTTTAGTACTCTATATGCTTCTTTTAATATGTTAAATCTAATTTCATGTACACAAATATGTTGAAAGCAAATAACTGCAAACATAACATCGTATACACTATCTTCAATCATAGATAGATTATCTCCTGATGTATGATATAAATTAGGAATAGCGATATCATTATATTCTAGATTTACCCTAGACTTTTCTAAATTTATATTTGATATATCAACCCCATCAATTCTTTTAAATCTATTATGAAACTTAATAATGTTTCTTCCTGGACCACAACCATAATCAAGAGCAATTAAGTCTGTTGTATCAAAGTCTTTAAATAAATATGTATCGTAGTCTTCCCACTCATTATGAGCATCATATGATCCTACCACTGGATCTTTAAACTCTAAACTCCATATTGCTGCATATTGATCATAATATTTGTTTTGCATATTTAGATAGTCTTGTTTGTTTCTATTCATTTGTTGTTCTCCAAGTAGTAGTTTAAATCTTCTGGTGTTCCTATGCCCCACATTTTTTCTATTTCTTTTACCCTTATCTTTTTACCATCTTCAATTGCTTGATTGAAAACAGGACAAACGTAAAATTCATTATTAGTTCTTATATCTTTTTGTATCATATCTTCAGCATACTTTACGTAGTCTGATCCGTGCTTCCAATAGTATATACCCACTGTCGCATTGTCTGATATAGGATTCTTTTCCGCTACCTCTGATACAAAGCCATTATCACCAATCTTTGCATAAGACCACTTAGGATGTGTAGCCTTGAACGTTAAGATACCACCATCTATTTCATCTGCATCAAAAGCATAAAGACACTCATTACTATTCCATTCTACAATCTGATCAGAGTTTGCAATTAACAAAGGCTCGTTACTATCTATATATTCTTTTGCTAGTAAAGTTGTTACTGCAGCACCCTCTGTTATGCCATTGATTGTTACAATGTCGCATCCTGGTTTTATTAAGTTTAATACTTGCTTTAAATTATATTTATGAAAATGTTCTTCTTGAACTATAAACACATAGTGAGCATCTATATTTAGATTGTCTACTACAACTTGAATCATTGGCTTACCATTAACTTCAATCAATGGTTTAGGGAAAGTATATCCTGCTTGTGTGAATCTAGATCCAGCACCAGCCATGGGTATTAAGACATTCATCTTTTCATTTTTCCAAGGCACTTCTTTTTTCCCCTTCAATTGGAATCTATCTATCATACCAAAAAACTTATCCTTATCTAAGTCGTCTGCATCTTTAATGCCGTATAAATGCCCTCCAGAGGCTATAGCACCCTGTCTACCAATATGTGAGTCTTCTACTATTATTGTATTTTGAGGTAAGGCATTTAATGCTGTCATGCATTTCCAATACATTTCAGGGTATGGTTTATGATGCTTTACATCTTCATTGCTAACTATGTATTCAATATATCCTAGTACTCCAATGGCATTTAATGCTGTTATGATAGTCTCTCTAATTGAATTACTTGCTACCGCAATTTTCCATCCATCTTTCTTTAACTGCTTTATTATAGATATTGCTGTTCTATTCTCTGAAAGTTTTTGTAGTATATCTATAGTTTGTCTTTGCTTTTCTTTCCATACCTGATCATGATACTCTACAGGAAGTCCTTTTAATTCTGTTAACATTTTTAATTTCATAGTAGTTCCAAGGCCATCATACTTTGATAGATGCTCTTCTCTGGTAATAACAAACTTAGGGTTAATTTTTATTAAAGCACTGTTTAATGCTTCATAGTGAACATCTCTAGAGTCAATTAGTACACCATCAAGATCGAATATAACTAATTTATTATCATGCATTAGGATTTGGACCTGCATGTCTATGCCATTTGTTATGTCTAACAATAGCCTTTCCATTACATTTCATTACGTACTTATCTCTAACTCTCATTGACCATTCAACATCTTCTTCTTCATTCCATCCAAGACTTTCATTTAATGGCTCTTCAATCATTACATGTTTTTTAATCATAAAAAACCCACCAGAGATATACATATATTGAGTTTGACTCCAGTCATCATAATTCAAAGACCAGGCTCTTCCGTGACCTGGCTTATCCCATAAAGACCAATCCATAGGATTACGAGCACCTGTAATTAAATACTGAGGACAAGAACATATATCCCAATCTGTTCCAAACTCTTTAAAACTTTCATACCAATTTTGATCGAAGATATGATAGTCATGCATTAAAACTATATTTTCATATTTAGATTCTTTAACTAATATGTTTTTCTTTCTTGTGATCCACATTGGTTTTTGACTTTCATCAAAGTCTACCTTACGAATATCTGGTCCATCTATTCCTTGACTATCTCCACCACCAACAAATAGTATTTCATATTCTGGAATACTTAAGTCACGAATACTTTTTATAATATGTAATAGTCTATCTTTATCTTGATATGTTGTTATTATTCCAAATGTCCATTGGATATCATTCATGATCAAAGCCTGTTGCTATAACGGTAACTCTAATCTCATCTTCTAAACTTTCATCTAATACTGTACCAAAAATTATGTTAGCATCTTCATCTGCATCTTCTGATATTGCACTTGCTATATAATTTACTTCACCCATTGAGATGTTAGAAGATGATGCTATTGATAGCAGCACACCTTTAGCACCTCTTAGAGTGGTAGTTAAGATTGGACTTGTAGTTGCCTGTTCTGCGGCTTCTGCAGCCCTATCTGTGCCTTCTGCAACACCTATACCCATAAATGCTGTACCAGCATCCTTGATAATCTTTTTAACATCTGCAAAGTCTACGTTAATAATTCCAGGGGTAGTAATTAAATCAGTGATAGCAGCAATACCTTTTAATAAAACTAAATCTACTTCTTGAAAAGCATCCTTCATAGATATATTAGGATCTAACATTTTCAATAGATTGTCATTAGGAATTACTATAATAGTATCTACTTGTTCTTTTAATTTTTCTATACCCGCCAAAGCCTTTGTCATTCTTTGTTTGCCTTCAAAAGCAAATGGTGTTGTAACTATTCCTATTGTTAATGCTCCAACTTCTTTAGCAGCCTTAGCAACAATTGGTGCACTACCTGTTCCAGTTCCTCCACCCATACCTGCTGTAACAAAAACCATATCAGTACCAAAAACTATATCTTTTATGTCTTCAAAGTTTTCTTCTGCTGCTGCTCTTCCTAATTCTGGATCTGAGCCAGCACCTAAACCTTTTGTAACATTACGACCAATATCTAATTTAATATTTGCTGGACTTGTAATTAATGCTTGAGCATCTGTATTTAATGCAACAAAGTCAACACCAGATATTCCAAGGTCAACCATGTTATTTATAGCATTAACACCACCACCACCACAGCCTATAATTTTTATATCAACTAAAGCCATTATTTCCTCTTAGCAATTAACGCTGGAAAATCTTTAACTTTAGTATCACCCATGTAGCCCCAAGCATATCCTTGATCTATCATTGCTAGGTTTAAATTAACATCATCAACAAATAGCCATCCAAGAATTCTTCCATACTTTTCTGATGAATCCATTTTTTCAGTTTTGATAATTACAGTTTTTCCATGTGCTAATGCTTTTTTAAGCCACTCTTTTGATTCTAATCCAAGTTTCTTTTCATATAAATCTTTAGTTCTAGATTCTGGTGTATCTATACCAGCCAGTCTAACTCTTGATGAAAATGATATATCAAATCCAAGATCGATTTCAACATCGATTGTATCTCCGTCTACTACGGCTGTTACTTTTTTTACATGATATTCATACATGGTTTAATTATACACTACCCTTATTAGAGAAATGATTTTCATGGTTTTGATATTCCTTTAATTTCTTAGCATAGTCTACACCCTGCATTTGGTCCATATTTTTTACTATTTCAACTGCCATATCAAATGGTTTTATATGATATTTAAAGTCCGTCAAATGTTCTATTAGTTCTGCAATAACGTTTACTCTATGGTCTTCAGACTTACGAATCTGCACTTGCTGTTGACCTCTTAAGTTGACCAGTTCTAATACCATGCTTGTAAGCAAGGTTAGCAGCCTTTCTGCGAGCCTTTCTTGCAGCACGTTTTTTTGCAGGATCCCATGCAGCAGCCTTTTCTGGCCTCTTAATTAAATTATATCCACCACGACTTTTACCTGTAGCACCTATATTAGGTTCTTTAGGATTTTGTTTTATAGCCTTACCATTTGCTCTGTTAGTATTTCTATCAGATGTTTTCTTTTGTGCCATTACTCTCCTTATGCTTCTAAATCTAAAGGTGTTGGTGCAGTGATAAGTGTACCACATTCTGCACACTCTGAGTTTAACAAATACTGTTCTATATTATATTCTTCATCAAATGTAACTAAAACTTTAAATATGTTAGTACCACAAATTGGACAGACCCTTGTTGGAATTCCTCTTGCGTTTAGTGACATATTTCTTCTTTCTTAAATACTCGTAAATTCCTGGTTCTGTAAATACCATCATACCTGAAAAAATTCCTATTGTCAATATAAATTCCCAAATCAATTTATTTTCTAGTATCAGACCAAGAAGCCCAATTTACATTAGAAGTCTTAATCTTATCTCCAAATGACATACCACAAGTACAAGCAATATCTTTTAATCTTTTACATTCTTGACAATAGTTGGAATCTGACATAGTATAATTATACCTCTTAAAAGTGTTTTAGGCAACCCACCAGCCAAAAACCTCTAGCCCTAGATCTCCTAAGCCAGATTCCCCCCAGTATTAATTTGCTTTCTTATCTACTGAGTTAAATGCACTATTGATTTCATCGATGCTTAGTCTTCCATCATCAATGAATCCTCGTGCTAGTTTTTCAACTACTGTAGCAACACCTAGAGTTCCTGCAAGAATTATTGCACTCATAGTGTCGATACCGATAATTGCACCAGCACCAATAACTCCAAGTCCATTGGCTGCAAATACAGCGATTATTCTAAGTAGAATATTTTTAATACCGCTAACTGCTCCCATTGCCTTTTCGTCATCTAGTTTTGTTTCTTTTGCCATTATTATTCTCCTTCCCTTATTCGTATAGTTATTAGCCATACAAACAAGACAGTTATAATTGCATACCCTACGATAGTTTTTGCACTACCCTCGAGTACTA